GATCCACCGTGGGCCCCGTCGCCGTTGGTCACGCTTCCGACGTTCCCGTCGCCACCCTGCAGGAGCGCCTGACCGCCACTGCCCGCCGTTCCACCGGCCCCCGCTACCGCGCCGGTCCCGGCGCGCAAGCTCAGCGCGCCTCCGGCGCCGGCCTCGCCTGTGGTAGCTGCTGCGCCGCCCGTGCCTCCAGTGAGGCTCGCGCTTCCGCCACTTCCGCCGTCGCCACTGCCGGATGCTGCGCCTCCGGCTCCGGCCGCGTTTGTCACAGGACCGCCAGAACCGGCCTGGCCGTTGACCGATGCCCCACCGTCACCGGAGGCGCTCACGAGAGCCCCCGCGTGCGAGCCCGCCGTGGCACCGGTTCCGGCGAGCCCCTGTCCGGAGCGAACTATGAGCTGCGTGCCGTCCACCCCTGTCGCGATCGCGTCCGGGGACTTCAGAAGAGACTGCTCTCCTGCGGCACCCGTGGCGTTGCGCCTGATCCGAAGCAGCACGTCGCTCGTCAGGTCGGCCGCACGCACGCCGAGCACGTTGCTGCTGCCCGCCACCACGGCGTCGATCGTTCCTCCGCCGGTGTACGCCTCCTGGAGGTTGTCTACGCCTCCGCCGCCTCCGACCTGCGTCCAGCCCCCAGCGCCGTCTGCTAGGTACCAGCCGGGGCTCGTTCCACCGCTCTGGTAGACGACGCGCCCGCGGTCGCTCGCCACCTGGACGATGGCGCCTCGCGCCGCCTCGTTGGCGACGGCGTTGAAGCCCTCAACCGTGTGGTTCCCCCTGGTCCCCGTCGGGTGGTGCGCAGGAAGACTCTCTCCGTGCTGTCGGTCAGCCATGGCGTTTCATCCAGACACCATCCTACTCCCGTCGGAGTCGATTAGAAGCGTGTCCGAGAGGAACCTGTCTGCGGCGTTGGAGCTGACCGCCGCGGGGACGGCCCTCCTGCGCTCCTGCACGCGCTCACCGCCGACCAGCACGTGTAAGCGCCCCTGCCACCGGTTGTGGTTCCTCTCGCGCAGCGTACACAGGTAGCTCCCAGCACGGTCTGCGATGAAGGTGACGAAGCTCGGGCGCTGCGTGAACACCCGCTGGCTGTACCCCTCGCCGTCTCCGAACTCCGGCTGGATCGTGAAAACGAGGGGCGGGCATGCGCCACCATCCTGGTCTGCCTTGGAGTAGTCGCACAGCAGCGTGATCGCGTGGTTCACGAACAGCCGCGAGCGCGCGTCCACCGTCAGGCGTATCTTGTCCTCCCCAATGTAGGAGGGGCTGATCACGTCTATGCGCGGACCCTTCGCCATCAGCCGACCTGCTCCACGTCCATGTGTACGTACATGGACCCGTGGCCCTCGCGCTCCATCAGCACCGTGTAGTGACCGGGGTCCGAGAACCTGAGGTCGAACACCGACGACCACCCTGGATCCTGAGAGACGACTGGGACTGATGCAGAGGAGCGCTCGATGTGGCGCAGCGTATACAGCGACCCAGCCAGAGACGTGTCTGGAAGCACCGTCCCGTCTGTCTCGCACGCGACCTGGACGATGGCGGCGCTCGCGCCGACGGGGATCTGCGCCAAGCGGAAGCTCTGCTGCTGCCCGTGGTCCGGGTTCACGCGGCTCGACTGCCGCTGCTCGAGCAGGCCCGTCCCGTCGCCCCAGGCGCGCACCGCCACGCGCGCCCGCGGGTCCGGCGTGAGCGCCGAGTAGTCCGCGGCAGCGAGTGACTGAAAGGCGAAGCTGCGCTCCTTGCTGGAGAGCACCCTGTTCCACATGCGCAGGCTGCGGAGCACACCGTCGAGATAGCTACCGCTCTGCCTCCTCCCGAGCCAGAGAGAGTTTCCCGTAGAGAAGGCGATGTTGCTCGCAGCCCCAGCCGCGATCGTGACCGCGTTGTTGTGCAGCCACGCTGCTGAGCCGGCTCCGCTGAACGCGAGCATGTGCTGGCCGTCGGGGATGTCGCCTACTCCGGGCACGAAAGCCGTCGCCGAGTAGCCGTAGTTCCCGCTATTCCTGCGCCAAACCAGCAGGTCGTTGTTGTCCGCCGAGAAGATGACCTGCGGGTCTGTGGCGTCCTCGCCCTTGTTGAACTCAAACGCGAACGTCCATCTCTGGCTCGCCGCACCGAAGTTGGAGGTGAGCTGGGTCAGCAGGCTCTCGGTGCTCGAGCGCCTGAAGCGAACGCCTCCGTCTTCAGAAACTGCTGGTCTCAGGGCGTTACTGCTCTGCGTCGGGTCGCCGAAGCGAGGCCCGCCAGGCACCACGGCTGCGGGCGCCCGGTTGATCCAGCGCTTCACGCGCCTGCTCGACGTGAGTTCGAAGTCGTACGGAGAGCAGTCGAGCACCATGCGAGCGATGTCGCGGTAGCTCGACCTGACGCTGACCTCGAAGTCCGCCATCAGGTCTGTTCGCCGATGACGATGAAGTAGCACTCGCTTGTTACGAAGTCCTGAGTGCTGAACGGAGCAGAGCCGTTGCCGTACTGCTGGATCTGGAAGTTCTGAGTGGTCCGATCCTCGAATGCGCCCGCTGTCGAGCCCGGGATATTCGCCGAGTACCAGCGCGGATTGTTGCTTCCAAAGCCCACCGTGGAGCCGCAGATCACCAGGTAGTCTGCGCTCGCCATCTCTGCGGACAGCGTGACGTCGAGGATGGAGTCGTCCGAGATGTTGATCGCGACGCTGGAGACGTTGAAGCCGGCGACCAGAACGCCGTCGCGCACGAGGCCCCACGCCTTGACCAGGTTCTTTGCGGTCAGGCGGTTCACCATCGGCACCGCAGCCGTGACGTTCTTCAGGAGCGGGTCGGCGTTGGCGAACGAGACGAACCCGCGCGCGTCGACCGCGATGGTGCCGGAGGCGCCCGGGGTCACATCCAGGCCGGACGCTGCGCCCTGGCCGACGAACGAACCGCCAGGGAAGCCGAGCCCTCCGGCCGCGTAGATGCCGCATCCGCCGCCGGAGGTCGACCCCAGGAAGACGCCCCCGGCCCCCTGCCCCTCTGTCGGCACCCACGAAGACGTTCCGTACCCACGCCCAAGCACGCCCGAGGCGATCGGGCCGGCGTCGAACACTCCGCCGGGTCCACCCCCTGCAGGCCCGTTAGCTCCACCGCCGTACACCCCGAGCCCGCCGCGCACGGAGGCTGTCCCCGTCGCCGTTCCGACACCGGACACACCGGCACCAGAGAGGAACGTCCCCATCGCCTTCGGGGCTCCGCCGATACCTACCAGGCCGACTCCGCCGTCGTGGTTCCCGTCCGACGATCCACCGAAGAACGCGCCTCCGTAGCCGCCGTTTCCGTTCGAACCGCCGCGACCGCCGATCACGTACATGGCCCACGCGCCTGGTCCGTTGGTGTTCGCCACACCCGTGACCTGAACCGCGTTGGCCGGTTGACCCGCGTTGTTTACGGGGCTCGGGGCGCTCACCTTCAGCGCGGCCGAGCCCAGCGTCTGCCGCAGCTCCAGCGCCGCCCCGCTCGTGGCGGGCCTCAGCAGCACCGTCGGCGCCCCCACCGCAGCGATGGCAGAGCCGTCGAGCTCCATCGTGCCGGACGGCGTGTAGACTCCGCCCGCGCCGCCGTCGAGGGCGAGCGTCATGTTCTGGTCGAGCTGGTTCATCTGGGCGGACGTCAGCAGCTCGAAGGCCGCCCACCCCAGGGGGTTCACCAGCGCGAAGCTCACGCCGCACCCCGCGCGCTCTCGGTCTCGGCGATGGCTTGCTCGATTGTGAGCAGGCCCCTCTGCTTGCACTGGACTACCCAGCGCCCCCAGCCTCCCGTTACGGAGCCGTCGGACTTGACCACGCCGTCGCTCCTGTCGCGCGCTCGCACCAGCCTGCGCTTCGCGTCGCGCAGGTCGTACTCGCCTGCGTCCGAACTCGACAGCCACCCGCGCCGGACCATCTCATCGAGCGCCGCCCGGAGGTGCTCGACCACGCCACGCGGCGCAATGAGCGAGATCTGCTCGAGCGTGCGCGGCCCGCCGGCGAGCGCGAGGACGTTGTAGGCGGTGAACGCGACCGTGCTGGTAGCTACTGGCATCTCGGGCTCCCTCGTCCGTGGAAGGCTAACAGAAGGCGGTCACGTCAAGAAGATCCTGGTCCAGCACGAACCCGCACGCCGCGTAGACCCTGAAGTCGACCCACGCCGGAAGCTCCTCGTCCAGCAGGTCCTCGATCTTGCGGAAAGACAGCACGTCCACGTCCGCCCACGATGCCCCTGCGGCAGGGGACAGAACGACCATCAGGAAGTCAGTGCTGAAGTTCGGGAAGCTCGTGCACTTCGACCCGCTGTTCCCGTCCACCAGCCCAAACGCCGGCCCGCTCGCCTTCGGCGACGCCGGGTTGTGGTCCTCGAACGCTCTTCCGAGCTGCGTGTCGCGCGTGTCTGCCCTGTCCGGGATGTTGATGTCAGCCAGTGGGTTTATCGCCCGCAGCTTCCCCAGTAGGCTCGGGTAGTCCGCGGTGACCACGCGCGTGTAGCGCGGCAGCAGCGCCTCCCTCCGCTCCTGCTCCGTGGCGTGCAGCGGGAGGAACACGCGCAGGATCTCTTCGTACGCGCGCAGCATGTCCGTCGCCGTCAGCGGAGACGACTGAGCCGCGGCCCTCTCGGCGGCGAAGCTTGCGACCACGCCTCTCGCTCTGGCGAAGCGCCAGGCCTCGATCACGCTGTCGTCGGGGCCACCATCGGCGGAGTTGCCGACGCCGACGGCGCTGCGCAACGCCTCGTAGGCAGCTTCCTGCTGGCTGGGGCCTCCTCCCAGCTCGATCGAGAACGGGTTGCCGAAGCCCGCCATCGGATCACCACACCGCCACGGCGACGGGGCACTCGGTCAGCGCGCCGCCCGGCTGCGCGCGCACGCGCACGCGGATGGAGTTGGCGTCGACGCGCTCGAGCTCCGCGCGCAAGTTTCCCGGGTCAGACCCGCTGATGCCCTGCGGCCTCGCCATCCCGCCGACAAAGGCGATGGCCTGCGCTGACCCGTCGACACCAGGCGCAGTCGCGCTGAAGTCGAACTGGTAGTCGCCGGCCGCGTGGCGCGTCGCAGCGAACCAGGTGAACGACGGCGTGTCCATCACGTGCAGGTTCGCCGTGTCCCACGCGAACGCCCCCCACCGGATGCGCTCCGTGAACCCGCCCGCGCCGGGCTCGTACACGAACGCCGCCAGCGGTGCAGCGAGCCCCAGCCCTCCGACCTGCCACAGGTACAGCTCCATGAGGCCAGCAGATACTTGCTTGCGCGGGTCGCCGGCGATCACCTCGTCCACCAGAGCCACCCCGTCGTCTGTGAGCCCGGTGCGCCATGTCCTTACGGGGAATCCAACGTCCGTCGTCATCGGATCACCACACCAGCAGGAGCACAATCCCGTCCACGAAGGTGCCAGCCGCGTTTCTTACACGTACGCGGATCGTCTGCCCGCTCACCGCCGCCGTGGCCTCTACGCCGGCCGCCCCGTTCTGCACCGCCGCGATGGCCATCGACGGTGCGAAGCTCACCTCCGCTCCGTTCTCGTCCTCGTACGTCGCCGCGTACGTGAACGTGTAGTCCCCGGTACCGTTTTTCACGTTCCCTGGGATGCCCACGTCGACGCGAGGGGAGAACGCCTCCCTGTAGTCGACCATCGAAGGGATGGACCCGTCGTATGTCAGCCACGCCTGAGGAACGGTGCGCCCCGCGCCGGCGACCTGCCAGGCGAGTAGGTTCATCGTCGCCGCGTCCAGCTCCCGCGCGGGGTCCTTCACCGGCCGAACGTTCTGGAACGTAGGGCCGAATGCTGATCGACTTGGGATCCGCGGAAAGCCCGGCATCAGACACCCTCCGGGTAGACGGTCACCTTGCCGACGGTGAGCATGTTCGGACCGTCGGAAACGCTGCCCGGAAGGTCAGGCGCGTTGCGACTCAGGTAGAGCAGCTCCACGTCGCGCGCGACGGCACCTAGCACTGACGCGACGGCCGTTGCCAGGCCCGTGCTCGCGCGCATCGGGTAGCGCACCTGGCTCCCCGGCTTGCGCGCGCCGCGCGCCCACCGCGGGTCCGCGCTCGACACCAGCTCCCCGGGCCCCAGCGCGTCGAAGTACGCCTCCACGGCTTCGGCGATCTCGGTCGCTCGGTCCGTGTACGGGCAGATGCGGTCTCCGACCGCCAGTGTCTTGCTCGGTGCAGACGCGAGCGCGATCGTCTTCGACGAGCCACCGTCGGTGACGCTCGTGACGTTCAGCCGCTCGAACCTGCTCCTGCCGTCGTCCCACACCATGAGCGCCGGAGCTTCGAGCCCGCTGAGCGACGCGGCCCCACCCGGAAGAAGAGCCGTGCCGTTCACGGTTACGTTGACCTGGCTCGTGACCGTGGTGATCGCGACCACCTCCGTGTCGCTGGCGGGCGACGTCGGCGGCGGGTTCGGCCATGGCCGCACGTCGCTCCACCCTCCGCCCGAGCCCTGGTTCATGTTCACCCGCAACACGACGTCGACTGGCTGGCTCTGCGGACCCGTCACCAGCACGAACACGCGCTGCGGAACGACTGCACTTCCGGGAGGAGTAAGGTAGGCGCGCACGTCGAGCAGCACTGCTCCGGAGGGGAAGCGCCCCAGTGGCCCCTCCTCCGCGTGCTGGTTGCGGCGCTGGGTGATCGCCACGAGCACCGAGCCGGCGTGCAGCGCCACGGAGTAGACGAACGCCTGCTCCACCGCGCTGTTCGCCTCCTGCGACCACGACTGGAAGTGCGCCGGGTTTCCGGCTCCGGGCCGGTCGCGCATCTGGTCCTCTACGCGACGCGCAAACTCCTGGTCCGTCTCCTCGTCGAACCCGCCGCGGAACCCTGTACCCGGGTAGCCGGTGGTCTCCTGCACCACTGCCGTCGGCTCACCACCGACGGGCAGGTTCTCGGTCCACGTGATGACCGTCCCGATGGGGATGTTCGTGGCGAAGCCCGCGTCGATCGCGCGCAGCAGGAACGTCGCCTGCTTGGCGGGCCCCAGTACCACGCTCTGCAGCAGCTGGTACCTACTCCCGTTCGGGTCAGATCCACGCAGCGCCGTCGGGTCCTCCATCGTGGTCGAGCCCACGAACGCCGTCGCGTCAGCGCCCTTGCCTAGCACCTCGCCCGATGCGCCGACCGCAGGCAGCGGCCCCGCAGGCAGCCACAGCGCCCCGTGGTACTCGCGCAGCATGCGCGAGCTCGCGCGCCGCGGGTCGACCTGGTCCGCGAGCCAGAGCGCCTTGCTCTGCTGCGTCTGCCCGTACAGGTCGATCGCATCCGCCTCGATGTAGAAGCGTGATCCCGGCTGCGTCGCCCGCTGGACTTCGTCCTCGGTAAACAGCTGCCCAGTCTTCGGGTTGACGAGCACGCGCAGCGAGTTTCTGAACGCCGCAAGGATGATTGCGTCGCGGATGTGACCGCGCTGGAAGGTGACGAACTCCCTCTCGTCCGGAGAAGCCATATCCCTACACCGTTCCCGTCGGAGAGAGCGGCACAGAGCTACTCACGAGCTTTCCGCTGCGCAGGTTCCGGTACTGAACGCGCCGCTGCGCGTACTGGTTCGTCTCGGAGACCTCCTCCAGCTTCACGGACACGACCTCGACGTCTCCACCGCCGACGAGCCTGCGCAGCGCGTTCTTCGCGTCGCTCTCCAGCTCGTTCGCCAGCGATGCCGTCATCTTCCTTGGCGGCTCGGTCACGCCGTCCTCTACCACGGCCGCGCCGCTTCCGCGGATCGTGGTGAGTGCGACCAGCACCTGCGAGTCCACCGGGTCCATGCCGACGAAGAGGTCAGCGAAGTCCCGCGTGTGCGGGTCGACGTTGTCTGCGAGCAACGGGCTGTCGTCCGCCTCGGACTCGTTGCTCGGGCCGATCAGCATCCCGAGGACCGCGCTCGCTCCAGGCACGCCGGCGAGCATACCCGAGTCTCAGTCGATCGGGCAGTACAGAACCGGCAGCTCGGGCAACGCCGGCAACGCCGGCAGCGGCAGCCCCGGCAACGCCAGAGAGAAGCCCAGCGACGGCAGCCCCGGCAGCCCCGGCAGCGTGGGCAGGCTCGGCAGGGAGGGCAGGGAGGGCAGCGGGAGAACCGGCAGCGCCAGGCTGAAGTCGAGCGTGGGCAACCCGGGTAGGGCAGGGAGGGAGGGCAGGGAGGGCAGCGTGGGGAGCGCTGGCAGCGGTAGCGCCGGCAGCGCCAGGGAGAAGCTCAGCGAGGGGAAGGCGCAATTACTCACAGACCAGACGCTATGGTCGAGGGGCCGCCCGCGATCGGCGTTCCGGGCGGAGCCCCGACGAGCGCCACGGGGAACACGCCGGCGACACCGCCGAACTGCAGCCCGCCGACGACCTTGACGTTTCCGCTGATCGTGACGTTGCCGCCGTCGAGCTCTATCCACGCCGCGCCGGTGTTGCTGCGCAGCGTCAGCTTTCCGCCTCCCATCACCACGCTCATGCCGTCGGCGTGCACCACGCTCACGCTCTCGTTGCCCTCGGTCGGATCGAGCACCACGGCGTGAGCCTTCTGCGGTGTGGAGCCGGAGTAGTCGTACGGACAGTAGAGCGCGTGCACGCTGCCCAGTCGCTCGTTCTTCTCGTCGACCACGCGCATCGTGAAGAACGACCCGCCGTACCCGACGAGACCGATCGTACCGGGCCCAGGCCCAGCTCCACCCATCGCAAGACGCAGGTCGCGAGCACCGATCGGAACCAGCCCGTCGACAGTGCGCACGCACACGGTCTCCGCATGGTGCGCCGGGCCTGGCGGAAGCGGGCGAGACACGATGCCCAGCGAGCCGTACACCTCGCCCTCCTCGTTACGCTCGCCTCTGTTTCCGGCCTTCTCGAGCCTCGGAGAGCTTGGGTCGGAGAGGTCGAGGCGCGCGACGCCCTCCACCGAGTAGTTGACACCCTGCGTGCCGTCCGATCCGGAGACCACGCTCGAGCCGAGCACGCGAGAGAACTGAAGCACGAAGTCAGCGGGCGACTGCGAGCCGACGCCGCCGCGCTCAGCCGAGCTCGGTGCCCCTCTCCTCACGAAAGCTTCCCCTCGTACGCGTCCGGGAACAGCCGCCACAGGCCAGCCCGCAGAGCGGTCAACCTCGCTGCGTCGCCGCCAGACGCGTCCCTGCTCATCTCCACTCGCGTAACGTAGTAGGCCCCCAGGTTCCCGCCGGCCACGTCGCTCTCCATCTCGAGCACGGTGTCTGTCACGTACGGGATCCTCGAGCCGTCGTCGCCGAGGTAGCTCATACCGTCCTGCTCGACCATCAGCGTGTCCTTCTGCTTCACGCGCGCGGCGAGCTCGCGCTCCGCTGCGTTCTTCGCGGCTTCGTCGTTGCGGATGCCCTCTGCGACAATGACCACGGGCCGGTAGAAGCCGGCCCGTACGGCGTCGCTGTCGACGGCCACCTGCTCCACGCGGACGCGGCTGCTGCCAGAGATGTACTTGCTTCCGTGGACGGCGACGTGCGTGGGCACGCCGCTGAAGTCCTGCGCGCGCGTCATGCCGGACACGTTGTTGCTTGCACGCCTGCTCGCGGCGCGCACGCAACGCAGCGCGTAGAGCGGGTCCTGAGACTGGTTCGGGTACCCAACCACGACGGTGTCGTCCGGACCGTCCCAGTGGATCAGGCCAAAGCGCCGCAGGTGCCTGTCTGCCGCGGCGTACACGCTCTCTCCTGGCTGCACGCGCGCCTGCTCCACCGGCAGCTTGGACAGCCTGATCGTCGGGTCCTTTCCCTTCCCGCTGCTCAGAGAGCCCGTGCGCAGGTCGCGCGCGGCGCTCGCCTTGAAAACGAAGTCGCTCGGCGCGGCGATGCCCTCGTACACGGCGTAGATAAACTCCTCTAGCGTTGAGTTCTTCACGTTGATCGAGGAGTCCGCGGAGGCGACGAACGCGTCCGCGAGCCGCGTGCGCACGGTGAACCGCGCAACGGCCCCGGCTCTCGCATCGAGCGGAACGTCGTTCGCCTCCACTCGCCCCGAGAGCATGACGCGACCGTTCAGCCGCACTCGGTACCGCTGCCCTGGCGCGATGGCGCGCGCGAGCTCGAGGAACGTGCCGTCGTCCCCAAGCTCGAAGCTGGCCTCGCTCGGGAGCGTCATGTCGAGCACGAGGTGAAAGCTGGTGAAGTTGTCGACCACACCGCCCGATACGCCGGGCGCGTCAACGGCCTCAACCTCCAGCAGGTCCCTGCCCGCAGCCATCAGCGCAGCTCACCGGTCGCTGCGAACACGCGCACCTCGCTCCCGCGCGGGATGTACGAAGGGTCCTCCAGCTGCGGGTTCACAGCGAGCAGGTCCACGTACGGCTGGCGTAGGTACGCCGCCACGGAGAACAGGCTCGTGTCCCTGAGAGCAACGAAGCGAACAATGACCGGCCTGCCACGCCTCGACTCGTTCGCCGCGCGCGCTGCCATGTCCTGCTCCCGCACCATCTTCCGACTGGCGCGATTTCCGCGGGAGCCGAGAAGAGTGTCGCGCCCCCTCTGTCCGGTGTTCGAGAACACCTGGACAACCTGAACGGCCAACTGACCGACGCGTTTGGAGGAGCTCTCGATGTCCTGCGCGTAGTCTAGCGGCGCGTTCATGAGGCCCTCGAGCTCGCTCACGGACTCCTGCAGATCCGAGATGGAGAAGTGCCCGTTGTCCAGCGACTCCTGGTCGAACGTCGTCACCTCCGAGAGCCTGCGCGCGTTCGCGTTGGCGGTGGGCTGGCGAAACGAGTCGGCGCGCACGGCGTCCTCATTGTCCTCGACGAACGTGAACGTGACCGTCGCCGCGTCCTGCTCCTCGGGTTGCTCGCGCCGGCTGTAACCCTCCGCCCTCGCGCGCCGCTTCCCCACGGTTGGCAACACCAGGTCTCCGGTCTCGTGCTGCTTGAACGAGTCGACCAGTGCGTTGAGCACGTCCGGGTACAGGGCCATCTCCCCGTTGTCGAGCCCCGTCTCCTCCACAGTGTTTTCGAAGATGGCCTCCACGACCCACCGAACCGCCTTGCTCCCGGTGTCGTCGAGCTTGGCGCCGTCGCGGAAAGGTCGCTCTCGCTCGACGATGCGGTTCGCCCCGGTCTCGCTGATGCTGAGCGCGGGAAAGAAGTACTTCTGCCCGCGCACGGACCAGCTGAGCGGTGGGTAGCCCTCGAATATTGTAGGCATATCAGCCCCCCACCGGCGCAGAGCCGGGCATCGGGTTCGCCGGCGGAGCAGTCCCGCGCGCGCTTCCAGCGGCCCTGCCCACGCGTTCGAGCGCCGCCGCCGTAGTCACCGCGGCCTTCGCCACGCGCTCCTCCGACTTGAGCCTGGTGATGCTCATCTTCAGCGCGGCCTCCTGCTGACCAAGTTCGCGCCGCGCCTCCGCACGCTGCTCGTCCGGTGACTTCGCTCCGGTGAACTTCGACGCGATCCCACCGAAGAAGCTGTTCCACCCGCTCTCGCTCTCCGCGACCACCTGCTTCTGCTTCTGCACTGAGGCGAGCGCCGCCTCCTTCCGAGTCACGTCCTTGCTCATGAGCGCGGAGGTCGCCTCCATCGACACCTCCGCCGTGCCCTTGGTCGTGGCCGCGTGCTCGCGCTGCATCGCTGGCTCGGCGATGCCTTTGTAGATCGTGTACCCGATCGCCGCCCCGATGGCGCCAGCGCCCACTACGAGCGAGGCGCCTGCTGCAGTGCCCATCGCGGCGCCAGCTGCGATGGCCGAGCCCTGCGACACAGCCAGCATCGCCGTCGCGCGCGCACCAGCCGCTGTGACCGCCTGCTTACCGAGCGAGCCGCCTACGCCAACGAGGCCACTCATCGCGGCCTGCGCTCCGACGATGCCGGCGAGCGCGAGCTTGGGGTTCGCCGTCGCGATGTCGATGGCCTTGGCAAATGCGTCCGCGAGCGCCGGCATCCGCGCGGCGAGGCTCTCGATCGCGCCGAGGAACTCCGGCTTGGTGAAGGCCGCCGCCATGCGGTCTAGCGCGAGCTGCATCTTGCGGTTCGTCTCGTCCCTGCGCCGCGCAGCCTCCGCCTCGAGCGTGGCCGCCGTCGAAGTCACGCGCGTCACCTCCTCGAACTTCTTGCGCACGGCCTCTACACCAAGCTCCTGCGCCTTCTGCGGCGTCAGGCCGGCCTTGATCGCCTCCTCCTTGGCCTCGGTGAACGGCTTCATCAGCGCGCCGAAGATCTTCGCCGTCTTCGGAGACGCGCCGAGCACCTTCTGCAGTGCGTCCACTCCGCCCTTCGCCCCGAGCACCTTCTGGAAGCGCTGGACCGCGTCCTCCGACTCCGCGAACTTCAACCCGTGCAGGTCCTTCTTCAGGGCCTTGATCGCGCTCGGGTTGTAGAAGCGGATGAGCATTCCCTGTATCTGCATCACGCGCTCCTGCACCTCTCCGCCGGCGTCGTCCGTGGCGTTGAGCAGGCCAACCAACTTCGTCATCCCTGCGCCGCCCTTGAGCCCGATCGCAGGCATCACCGCGAGCAGCTTGCCGCCGCTGGCGATCAGCTCGTCGATTCCAACGCCGCCTTGGTTCGTGGCGTCGAACAGCGCTGGCCCGAAGTCGTCTCGGATCGTGTCGGCCGTCGCCCCGGCCTTCTCGCGCAGCATCGACACGAGGTCGGCGGATTGCTCGGCGCTGATGCGGAACGCGTCCTGAAACGTGGCGACCGACTCGAGCGCGTCGCGCGAAAACACTGGCTCGCCGGTCGCTGCCAACAGGCTGTCGTACGCGGACGTCAACTCCTTCGACGTGGCGCCGAGGCGCTGAGACTCTCCGCGCATCATCGCAAGCACGTCGGCCGCGCTGGCCCCGTCCTCACCCATGGAGCGCAGACGCTGAGCGATCTTTCCGGCGTGCTCCTCCGCCTGCAGCGCCTCGCTCGCGAACGCGCCGAGGGAAAACGCGCCGCCGAGGGAAGCGACCTGCATGGCGGTGCTCTTGAGCGATCCGGCCATGCGGCTTAGGCCGCCCTTCGCCGCCCCGAATCCGGCGCCCAGGGACGTCTTCAGCGCCGAGCCCATGGCTCGCGCGCTCCTGCGAACGGTCTCCTCTGCCGCGCGGATGCCGGCGCTGAACTCGCCAGCCTGAACCCGCAGCCTCAGGGACGCTTCGCGCGTTGCCATTGCTCGGCATCATCCCACAGCTTCTCGAGCTGACCAAGGTCAGCACCGCGCAGCAGAGCGCTCATGCGCTCGACGGTGAGGACGCCTGCGTCGAGCGCTCTGATGGTTCCGACAATAACTTCGGCGCCAGTAAGATCAGCAGCCGCTCGGCCGTAGTAACGATGAAGAAAGTCCGCGCATCCGGCGCGTAAGCGGCTAAAGGGCCGAGGTTGCGCTCCTTGGCCAACTTCGCCAGAAGCACGAACATCTCGTTCTCGCTGATGCTGCTCGGCGCCGGGTCGATCACCTGGTACAGCGCCTCCAGCTTGTTCCACAGCTGGACCAAGCTGGCCTTCTCCCACTTCGACTCGAGGGCGAGCGGGTCCGGCTCGTACGGCTCGTGCGGCGGGGTGCCGCTCCTGAGCGCCATCGCCAGGATGCACACGTTCTCCAGGTCGCCGAGTAGGTCCTTGTCGGCCTCAGGGTCGAGGCCCTGGCTCCTGGCGATGGCGCGCGCCTGCGTGCGCGCTTGCCTCAGCTCGTGCATGCGGGGCACGCGCAGGGCGACCTGCACGCGCTCGAAGCTGCCGTCCTTCTTCCGGCGGTAGATCTCCGCTGGGAAAAGCAGGTACCCGGCGAACTCCATTGCCTCGGCGTCGGACCAGCTCTGCTTCAGCAGCTGGTCGGCGACGTGCTGGTGAACGGAGCCGGGAAGCAGGTCGAAATCGCGCGACATACCCCTCGGCTCACGCGACCTTCGCCAGCGGCTGCTCTGGGTGGGCCTCCAGGGCGCGCCGCTGCATCTCGTCCAGCTCCAGCGCGCTCATCCCGCAGATGCGGCAGAAGAGCGCAAGAACGTCCCACGGCGCAGTGCTGCGGGCTCCGCAGCTACCGCACTCGTAGAAGACGCCCTCCTGGTCCTTTCTGAGCATGGCTCCGACGATCTCCACGTCGGAGATACTAACCACGGAGCGCCGCTCTGTCCAGGCTTTAGGCCTTGCCTACAGTCTTGCGGTGTGCCAACCGGCCGAGCGGGTTACTCCGGCTGGTGTCCGATGAACTCGAGCGAGAGCTTGATGGCGTCGTCGATCGGGAGCTCGAAGTCTCGGCTCTTGTACACGCCCTCGACGGTGATGGTCTCGCCGGGGACCTTGATGCGCAGCTGCCGCACCTTGCCCTTCTTCACCGACTCGAAGTAGTCGCGCTCGCTGCCGTCCTCGGAGATGACCGCGTCGTACGAGACGGTCGTCTCCTCTGTTCCGAGGGTGACCCCGGCGCCCTTGCGCCGGATGGTGTGCACCTGCTTCGCGTTGTTCGTGTGCGTCACGCGCACGTTCGTAACGTCCTGCAGATCGCCGTTTCCGAGGGCGATCTGCCCGCGGGGGTAGAGCTTGGTTCCGTCCGCCACAGTCAGCCTCCTCAGTTAGGCACGCGCTGCACGACCACGCCGAACTTCGCCAGCGGCGGGACGATGCTGAACGGTAACACGATGTCGACCTGCGTCGCGTCGCTGTCGTTCACCTGGACGATGAGGGTCCCGTCCGCGATGGACTTGTCGACGCTCGCCTGCGTCACCACGCCGTCGCGCTGGAAGGCGCGCAGCCGCGTGATCACCGCCGACTTGATGTCCCGCTCCTCGATCACGCCCTTCGGCGGGGGGTCCGCGCCGGGAACCGTATCCTTGGTGATCTTCGCGTTCGGGAACTCCTGCGGCAGGAACTCCCTGATGTCGCGCGCGACGATGTACGTCGCCGACACGTTCTGGACGTCGAGCAGGCGGCGATCTGGGGCCCCGGTGGTGGTCTGGCTGTGGGTCGTCACGGGCCGGATCAGCTGCTCCAGCCCCTGGGCCGTGTAGCCCACGAGCGTGAGCCCGCCGCCGAGCGCCTGCTCCGACTCGGTCAGCGTCGGCTGGTCCCCGAGCTTGTCGTACGCGCCGATGTACCCGTCGAGGATCTCGCCGATGCGGTTTCCAGCCGGGTCGATGGACTCCATGGCCAGGCGACCGCCGACCTCTCGGCCAGCGAGCTCGCACGGGAGCCCTCGCCCCGCGACGCAGCAGATCAGCTCGCCGAAGTTGGCGTTCTTCCCGCTGTTGGCGTGCACGGTGGTGGCGACTCCGGCCGCGATGGTACCGGTGTGTCCGGCGACGTACTGCTGCAGCTTGGCGTTGATCCCCTGGTCGTAGTTGTCGATGTGCGACGCCACCCGGCTCAAGTTGTTGGCGGCACCCGTGGCCTCCACGTCCTGGTTGCTCAGGCATGGGAGGATGAAGTGGTACTCCTGGCCGGCCAGCAGCGACAGCGCCGTGGTCAGGTCCGGGTCGGTGGTCGCGCCGGCGAGTGGCGTATGCGTTGCCGCGCCGGAGACCGCCTCCGTTCCGGTGATCGCTGCCGCGAGCACAGCCTTCACCTTCACGTCCTCACCGATGTTGCCGTTGAGCTTGGCCGTCAGAACCACGATCGCGGTGCCGCCGCTGCTCGCGGTAACGAATAGGTCGTCGGAGCGCTGGTTGATCGCGGTGATGCACTTCGTCTTCACCGCGTCG